ACTATACTAGTAGTTAGTATAGGTTGGGTTATAGGTAAAGCTGTTTATACTAAGATGCTAACTAGAATGAATGGGGTGAGTGCTACATCTAAGGATAGGTTATCTCAAGATATCTTTAGAGATATTCGTGAAGTATTCAAGGACAGAATGAGTCTCTGGTTTAATGTAGAAGGTGAGCAGTATATTGATTGGCTGAATAAAAAGATATTCTTGACAGAAGAGTATAGAAGTAGAGAGATGTTTAGTGAAGTATATCTATCGAAGAAGATTGATGGTACTTTAAGTAAAGAGCAGTATAAGAAAGATTGTGAAGCTGTAGCTACTGAACTAATGTTTAATCTACTTAATAATAAGTTAGAAGAGCTAAAGAGTGAAGAGAACTTAAGTGAAGAAGATTCTTACTTATATAAAGCTTTAGTAAATATTATAGAAGTAGAGAATCTTTCTAGTAAAAAGGTTAATAGCAGAAGTTAGAGTCTTGTAGTTTATACATAACTCTATTTTCGTCTACACCTATTACATCTCCTACTATATACCTACCTATTATAGATCTATCTAATGAGAGAGCTATGTTATTATAGTCTTGTAAGATTACAGCTATATCTGAAGGCATACCTATTGCTACTAGTACTTTTACTGGCATACTCCAGCCATAGTTCTGCTTTACAGATACACAAGCTTCTATGATGTCAGTCTTGATCCAACCGAAGCTAGAAGTCACTAAAATTAAAAATCCTAAAAATATTTTCTTCATAGAATGTCCTTTATAAAGGTTTAATCTAACCTTAATTATAGCAGATTTACTCTTGAAAGTTTATCAGTATTACGCTAAGATTAATTCGTAATATTTAATTAGATCTTAAGGAGAAGACATTGAGTGATACTGATTTAGGTCTTAGAAATGTTGTCAAGACAGTTACTAATGTATCTAAAGAAGAATTAACTGAATGGTTTAGTAAGTCTCTAAAGGGGAAGAAGAGACTTACTATTACTCCTGAAGCTCTTGACTTAATTAATCAGACAATTAATGAGCCTGACTTCGATGGCTTTAGATTTATGGATACCCTTTATACTTATCAAGATGCTCTACAAGGTGATCGTGTTAGCCTAGAGGATTACGTCAATGCCATTAGATTTTGTAGTTTTCTAGAAGCTAATGGTGGCAATGTAGTCCAAGCTTATACTAGAGCCTTTAGTTATAGAGATTTTGTAAAGGATAGAGTAGGAGCAGATACTAGTTCTGATGAATATAAGCAACTAAGTAGTGCTGCTATTAGGTATCGTAAAAATCCTACTGTTATAAAAATACTCTCTCAAGCTGAAGTACCTCTATGGCTTATGTTTCAAGGCTATAGATATAAAGCTGTTAAGAGACTAGTAGAAGAGATGGATACTGCTAAGTATTCTAGAGATAGGATTAATGCTGCTGATAAATTATTATTACACCTCAAGCCACCAGAAAATATAAAAGTAGATGTTAATGTTAATAACAAGGCTGACAGTATCGTAGATCAGTACGAAGAGATGCTAGCTAACATGGTACAAGAACAGAAAAGATTGATAGCTAATGGTAGTAAGCTTACTGATGTAGCTAACTCTAAAATGAGCTTCATAGATGCTAAGGTAGTAAACGATGGCTAAGAGTGTAGACGAGTACTTAAATGAAGTAGATTATAGTTTTAAAGACTATATACCTAGTGAAGGAGTACTTAAGTTTATTAATTTTATTCAGATGGCTAGTGGAGATACCTTAGAAAATAAAACTCCTCTTGTACATTTAAAGATGTGCGAAGCCGTGTTTAATTCTACTAGAAACACTGCTGTTCTATGCCACAGAGGTATTGGTAAAACTTCGGTATTCGCAGAGTGGTTGTTCTTATATGCTGCAGCATTCGGAGAACTACCTTGTATAGGTAAAGTAGAGTTTGCTGTGTATATTGGTGATAGTATTGAGAATGGTGTTAAATCTCTTAGAAAGAATATAGAGTATAGATACCAGAATAGTGAGTTCTTACAGAAGCTTATACCTAATAAAAGCATTAAGTATGTAGATGAAGATGGTAATGAAGATGACAATGTCGCTGCAGGAAGAAAGATCACTGATGTTAGATTAGAGTTTGTAAATCTAAGAGGTGATAGATTTGTAGTGAAATTATATGGGGCAAAAACTGGTCTTCGTGGTGCTAAAGAATATGGTAAGAGACCTACTTTAGCTATCGTAGATGACATCATTAGTGATGAGGATGCTAGAAGCGATACTGTTATTAAAACTATAGAAGACACTATTCATAAAGCTGTTAAGTATGCTCTTAGTCCTGTAAAGCATAAGGTAATCTGGTTAGGTACTCCATTTAATGCTAAAGATCCTTTATATAAGATAGTTGAGAGTGGAGCTTGGGAGGTAGCTTGCTACCCAGTATGTGAGAAGTTCCCTTGTACTAAAGAGGAGTTTAAAGGTAGCTGGGAGGATAGATTTAGTTATGAGTATGTAAAAGATGCTTATGAAGAGGCTATGAGTATAGGTAAGATAGATAGTTTCTATCAAGAGCTTATGCTTAGGATCACTTCTAAAGAAGATTTACTTATACCTAATTCTAGTCTAGTTTTCTTTAATAGAGAACAAGTGTTAAAACATAAAGATAGATATAACTTCTATATTACTACTGACTTAGCTACTAGTGCTAAGAAGAATGCTGACTTTAGTGTTATTAGCGTATGGGCTTACTCTAATAATGGTGATTATATGCTTGTAGATGGCTGGTGCGATAAGACTGAAGTTAGTAAGTTTATAAATAAGATATTTGAGTTTATACCTGTATATAACCCTATCGGAGTAGGCATAGAAGTTACAGGACAACAAGCTGGCTTTATCTCTTGGTTAAGAGACGAAATGTTAGCTAAGAATATCTACTTTAACTTTCTTAGCTCTAATAATAATGGCGAGGATGGTATTAGACCTACTGGAGATAAGTTCTCTAGATTTATTCTGTTTAAACCTAGATTCGATACTAAGAAGGTATGGATAGCTAATGAGATGAAAGATACTGAGTGGTATAACGAGTTTGAAGAAGAGAGAAGTAAAGCTACTAAACAAGGCTTTAAATCTAAGCATGACGATGTACTAGATAGTATATCTATGCTAGGTAGTTTCGATGCCTTCAAGCCTAATACCTATGGTACTTACGATAATGAAGTAAGTGAAATAACTACAATAAGGAATACGGTATTTTAACATGAAAGTAAAAGAAGCAATAGAGCATTTAAAGATCGTTACTCTACCTAATGTTACTCCTAATAAGCAGATGAATAATGAGAACTTAATAGTGCTTATTAATGAAGCTATGAATACGATCTATGGATTATTTAATGTTAAGAGAGAACAAGCCATAGTTTTAGTACCTGCTTTTAGAAAGAACTTTAGAATATCTAGACAAGATCCTAATGTTATTATGGCTACTCATGCTAAGCTTGCTAAGTGCGAGATGACTCATGGTGGTTTTGCAACTAAAGCAGCTCAGATAGAAGCTCTTAAAGAGATGAATATTACTTTAGATAAAGAAGTGATGCTAGAGAATGAGGCTGTAGAGACAGATATTTTTAAAACTAATGAAGACGAGATCTATAAGATACTTAGTGTTAGAGATGACAAGGATAGTACCCTTAGATTGAATGAAGTCAATGTATTCGCCATCAATCAAGATACTCTATTCTTTCCTAATGCTAAAGAAGGTGATATTTACTATGTAGAGTATAAGCCTAAGCCTATAAAGGTAACTAGTATAGAAGATGAATTAGATTTACCTAGTGGTCTATTAGATGTCTTATATGCCTATGTAGCTTTAAGAATTGTTACTAATATAGAGGGTTATAAACAATACTATGGCAATGCCCTAACTGCTTATAACAATGAAGTTGAAAAAGCTATTATGAATCAGCAAGTGATCCCTGATAGTCTTATTCGAACTACAACTGATATGAAAGGGTTTTGTTAATGGCTAATTTAGTTCAGTTTATAAACTCTAAGCATGAAGGTACGCATAGTAATCTATCTAATGCAGAGAATACAGATACTGTAAAGACAATAGTACTTAGAGAAGAGTTGAGTGATGAAGAGAAAACTCTACTAGAGAACTTACCACTCTTTAAAGAGATGAAAGCTGAGATGGGTAATATCCATGATATGCTCTCGTTGAGAAATACAATAACTAAACTTCGAGATAGTATTGAGTATATTAAGACTATAGAGCCTTCACTAGATGTCATAACTAATGTATCTAAAGTAACTAGCGATATAGCTAATGTTTCTACTGATCTAGATAGTGTTAAGAAGGTAGCTCAAGCTAGCGTATCTGGCTTGCTAGATAACATAGCTAGACATATAAATGAGATTACTCATGTCTATGGTATGTCAGAAGCTATTGGAGTATTAAATAATATCTCTTATAAGCTAGAAAGACTATACAAGAGTATAGACAATGTAGATAGCGTATCAGGACATCTAACTGAGATAGATGAAGTATCTCAGCACTTACTAGCTATCGAGATTGTAGCTAGATACTATGGCGTACTAGAAGACATACAAGAAGTTATACCAGAACTAAAGAACTTAGCAGATATAAAACAAGATCTAATAGACTTTAGAAATAATAGAGCTGAGACTAAAGAAGTTATAAAAGCTTATAAAGAAGCAGGACAGATAGTTCAGAGAACTATTGATGATGCTGTAGCTAAACTAGAAGAGAGAGTTAAGAAGTTCGATCCTGAAAGTATTAAGAAACTTGATGAAGAGATGACTACTCTAAAGAGTTCTATTACTACTATTCAATCTACAATAGAAACTAAGTTCACTGAAATAGATGGAGTAGTAGCGAATAAGCTTACTCCTATGCAAGAAAAGGTAAAAGAGTTATGGGATAAGCTTGCTTTTGAGGTGAATAAATTTACAGCAGGTATGACTAACTTAGATGCTATGTTAGAAACCTTACATGAAGAGCTTGATAGTAAGTTAAATGCTAATGCTACTGCAGTAAATAGTGCTAAGCTAGGCGGATTAGCTCCTGAAGAGTACGTAAGACAGACTGAGACATACGATAAAAGAAGCTATACTGGATATATACCTAGACTGAAGTCTGTTAGAGATGACTTTAATCCTGCTAATAATATACAAGTACTAGAAGCAGAGCAATTAAAGCTTACAGGTATTTTAGCTAAGGCTGATAGTATGCTAGCAGGACCAGATGTAAGTACTAATCTACAGATACTTATGAGAAATACAAGTTATAACGCTAGACCTATTCATATCCTTACTATGAAAGGCTTAATAGATTACATTAATAAGTATGCATCTATCAATGGTTACTGGGAGAAAGTAAAGGATATAACTAAGCCTTATACTCTGCAAGCTAATGAAGCCATTATCAGACTAGATCCTATTATAGAAGATGAACTAGTAGTAGATGGAGAACTCTACATCGAAGGTACTACAGTAGATTTAGAAGAGTCTCAATTTCAAGCAGGACAATATGGTTTCTTTGCGATGAAGAACCCTAAAGGTAGGTGGTTATTCTGCGATGGTAGAGAGATAAGCAGAGAAGCATATCCAGACTTATTTGAAGCTATAGGCACTACATACGGCGAAGGTAATGGTACTACTACCTTTAACATACCAGACAGACGAGGCTACTTCGGTAGATGTCTAGATGCAGGTGCTGAAGTAGATTATCAGAGTGATAGAGAGATAGGTAGTAAGCAAGGTGATGCTATTAGAAACATTACTGGCAAGATGTATGACAATCACTTGTCTTCATCTAATGGAATGGAAGGGGCAATAACTTGTACTGTCAATGGTACTGGTTATAACTATGTAGGTAATGGTACTTACTTCGGACTAAACACAGACTTCGATGCCAGCAGAGTAGTACCAACAGCACCAGAAAACGTAGTTAAAAACATAGCAGAATACGTCTGCATAAGATATTGAAAGGATAAATATGGCAGAGAGCAAAATAACAGTTGCCAGAGTAAAAGATAAAGTAGGTGGTAGAGAAGCAGAAGTAAGTAAGCTTTTATACTCAGATAACGGTAATATTAAGACTATAGGCGGAGATAGTGCTATCACTGTTAATAGTGCTAAGACACTCAATGGTGAGACTAAAGAGCAGTTACTCAATAATGTTAATGCTGCTACAGTCGGAGGTAAAAGACTAGCAGAAATACAATCAAGAGGTAAGTTCGGACCAATAAAGTTA